TCTACAACCGGTTCGTCTGTTTGTGTTTCAATGATTCCGCACCCAGCTGTAGCTCCACTCTTTCCCTACACGACGCTCTTCCGATCTACAAAATCAGAATCTTCAATAGTTACTGCTCTTTTGTCTATTAAAAATTCTTCTGGTGCTACATTTTCTATCTTAATTTTAGAATAATCTTTTGTGCGTTTGCATTTTACATTGTAGTAAATATTTACAATCGGTGGAACATCCATCATAACTGGCTCACCTACTTCGTTCATCATAGGCTGACCTGTCATTGGGTCTACTGCTGGTTGTGGTTCTTGCTCTATTACTTCTTCTACTTCTTCTTGCTCAACGATTTCTACTTCCTCGTCTTGCATAATCATTGTTAATTCATCTTCTGTCAGATTCTGATATTTTTCTGTTGTCGTATTTTTTTTATCATTCCAATAGGCTTTTACTACACCTACTTTTTGCAACAGTGCATCTTTAAACCAATCGTGCATGATTTCAAAACCATTGTTGTCTTTATAGAATATGTGATTAGCATAGGCGGTCATTTGTTCTGCTAGAGCACCATCACCTTGATTAACTGGTTCAAACTCTACTGCTTTATTGCTGCTAGTAAAGACTTTCATAATTTGTGGCAATGCACCATCTACAACTTCAGCAACTTCACCTGTAACTATTTGTGAGCGACCTTCAACTTCGTTGCCATAAGGCTCACGCAGGTAATATTCTAGTGCTGTCTGTCTTTCTTGAGATGTTTCAGTCTCTATAAAACCTAATGAGTCGTTAATATGCGAATCTATTAGGTTAGCAAGTTCTACATTATCTTCCTTGCTATTCATATTTTCTTTATCGTATGCCATTTATACTATCCATGAAGTGTTTATCTCTAGTGGTTTTGTCCATGCTTCCATAGGAGACTCATCCATACCGACTGCTAGGTATCTAAACGCATCAGATGCGTGTGATGCCCAGTCATGAAAAGGTCTATCATGAAATACATTTCGTTTTTCATCAAATACTCTACGATAATTCCGTAGTGCATCTAATCCTTGTTTTGTTTTATCTTTATCAAACCAGCAGCGTGGTAATATTTTTCTTGCTGCGGCAATGCCATCCATAACTGATAGCTTGGTTGCTATTGTAATGTTTAAACCTGCTTCCTCTAACATTTCTTTTCTTGACTTACCTGTGCCCAACTCTCTTACTGCGACATCATGAGGTAATATATGAGTAGCATACATATAATCATGTTCTCGTAACCAATTAACATAGTAATCAAGACCTACACCATGATTTTCTACAAAATCTATAAGTCGTATTTCTTTGTTGACTACTTGTGCTACCCAAATACTCGTAGAATCAGAAATTCCTAAATCCCAACCAGTATATGTTCTTGCTAGTTCGTCTTTAGGAATATCTATAATATGATTTTGTTCTTCTATATCATTAATAATAGATGAATAATAAGCACCTTCTACTGGAGCATTAAAACTACACTCAAATTCTTGAGCATATTTGTCATCACCCATTTCTGCTTTAGCAGCAAGTAATTCTTGTTTATCAACAATTCCTGTTTCAGAAGATTTAAATTCTAATAATTCCCAGCCTTCACTTCTTGACCCTCTATCTCTCAAGTCTTTAAAATGATTCTGTCCTTTCGGTGTTCCCATTGCTACGCAGTAGCCGAGTCGGTCTGCTAGTGCAGGTCTGACAATCTCTGTGAATAGTGTAGGATTAATGTTCCCAATTTCATCAAGAACGCACCCGTCTAGGTAGATTCCACGCAGACTGTCAGGGTTATCTGCCCCATACAAGTTTATCCTTCTGCCCATAAAGTCTACACGCAGTTCAGCAATGTTGGCTTTAGCTTCTAATGGTCTTGTATATTCTAGAAGGTAGTCCCATGCAATTCTTTTAGCTTGATTGTAGGTTGGTGCTACATAAGCAAATCTAGGGTTAGGTTTATCACAGTTCAATGCACTATGTATCAGTTGGTTAATAGCACAAACTGTCTTACCCATTCGTCTATGAGCAACCACAACACTAAAACGATTATCTTTAACCATCTTGTGTATTTCTTTTTGTGGTTCTCTTGGCTTATAGCCAGTTGTTATTTGTTTTGCCATCTAATCAGTAACTCTCTTGCGAGGTCGTTACTCCTTTTTTAGTTGTTCCATCCTAGTTAATCTAGCTTCTTCTGATAAGTATAACCATTGTTCTAAATCATCATAAGTTCGTTTGCAAGAAGTGCATCTGGCTACGCCATTACTTTCTTCTATAATTCTACAAACACCATTACAAGGGCTGCTTACCATTAAAATTGTTTTAAATACTCTATTGCCTTTTTCATCACTTTTACATTGTCCTTAAACTGACCTAATCCAGTATTACAATGCTGACATAATAACTTTCTTACTGTCTTTTTTGTATGGCAGTGGTCTACATATAACTTGGTGTCATCATTATGACTGCCACATAAATAACATCTATGTTTTTGTTTTTTTAGCATGACATTGTAATCTTCTAATGTAATGCCGTATCTATCTTTATAATTCTTGCTGCGTATCTTATCTGGGTTGTTAGCTCTCCAGATTTTACTGGCTATTTTATTTCTTTCAGCTTTGCTTAACACTTCCATCTGGCTCTGGCTGCTTTTCCACGCTCACCTGTCCAGCCTTTACTTCTGGCACAGAAAGACTTTCTTCTTTTTGCTGCCTTACTACCTGCTTTAACCTTACCTGTTACTGGTGCTTTTAACTTGCTGCCAGTAGCACGATTATATTTTGCTCTACCTTTTGCTGTCAATCCTGCACCCTGCTTAACAGAGCGTTTTTCACCTCTACCTACAGACAAGTTTACTTTCTTTTTTGCTACCATTATGCTTTAGCTTTAAGTTTAGCTTTTTTAGAAAGTTCTTTATAATGCACTAATTTTTCTGATGTCTTGGTATGGGTTTTGTTTGTATGTAAACTACCATTAGGCATTTTGTGCGTATTGCCTTTCCATTCTTTACCATCTTTAGTATAATGTTTTACACCTTTCATGCTTTAGCCTTTTTTTTAGCCTTTCTTTTTGCTTTATTTTTTTTAGAATTAGGAAAACCAGCTTTCATATTTGCATATGCTTTATTTGATATAGTAGATTTTTTTTTAGTTCTGCTAGTTCCTGCTTTCTTTCTTTTGTTTATATTTTCATATAAGCTCATACACAGTCTCCTATAGATTCAAACCATCTGCGTAATTCTTCTTGCCTTTTTTCATTGGTTTTTTCTTCATTGGTTTTTTCATTGGTTTCATTTTCATTACACATTCTCCACTTGTTCACATTTCTGTATGCGTAAACATCCTACATCAATAATAAAGTATTCAAAATACCTTTTATTTTTAGAGTCATCCATCTTCATGTCTTGATACCATTCAAAACCAAAGTGACAACCACAAATCCAGTGCCATGACCACATATTATCTTACTCCTTGCATTTGATAAATTCTATTTAACAATGCATCTAATTGTTCTTTAGTTAATGCGTTTCCAGCAGATGCACCATCTATGTCTACAGGAAGTAAATCAACTGGTGGAAGCATTTTTTGTATAAACATTGCTTCTTGTTTTTCACCATCAGTAAGTATTCTTCTCTGACCTATTTTTTTTAATTCGTTAAGTCTATTAAAAAAATCAGCTTCTCTGTTACTTACATTACCGACAGAACCTGCCGTTGCTAAATTGTTTCTCATTTCATTAATACGAGGCATAGGATTACTAACACCTCCAGCTATACCAGCTAACGCTCCGCCTACTGGACTTCCTGAAAACATAGACATTTCTGTATCAGATACATTGCCTACTGAACCTTCTGCGATATTAGCATTACGCATGGCATTAATTGCATCAGTATTATTCATTGGGTCTGCTACAAACCTAGCAAGTTCATTATTAGTTACATTACCTACTGAACCTTGTGGATTATTTACTCTCATATCATTGATGATTTGAGCTAAAAGTTGTTCATTCATATTGCTTCCTAATTTAGTTAATTTGTGGTTCTTTTTGTTTACAAAAGAAACATAAAAACAATGTTTCTATAGAGACTGTCTAGAGGTGCTCTAGAGGTAGTCTAGAGGTAGTCTAGAGGTAGTCTATAACAGATAAGATAAGAATAGATAATATAAGAGTATATATAGTGTGAAATTTACTCCGCAAAAAATTTGGGTACTGGGGTTTTTTATTCTATTCCTGTTACTACTTTGATATTAATGGGTGCACCCCCCTCTCCAGTTAATTCTGTGGTATTTTTTTCAGACCACTGTGCTCTTGTCTTTAACCAGAACATCATAGAAGCAGTATCACCTTGTTTAGCTTTCTCAAACAATGTTCCAGCAATGATTGCATTGCTTTCTATTCTACCCTTGTCTAGTTCTTCCCGATAATACTTTGTCAATGTATCTTCAGAGAAACCTAACACTGTCGCAATATCTTCATACCTAGTACCTACTTTAGATAATTCATAGACTTCATTTCGGGTGGTCGCTAAAACTTGGTGTCGGGGTCTTCCTGCCTTTTTTTTAGGCAATTCCTTCAAATCCCTTGCTATCAGGGGCTTTGAGCTTTCCTCACCTGTGGATAACTCTGGGTCTATAACCTTTAAGTCATTGATTTCATTAGTATTATTCATATTGTTATGTTTGATTGGTTGTGGATAACTATTCGCAGTTCTTAACATCTGCTTAAATATTAAGCACAATGTTTAAACGGCTTGTTTTAAGCCCTTGTAAGCGATTAAATGATACAAGGTAAGGCTACCCCTTATCATATCAAATAAAAGCTCATGAGAGAGCTTCTAGATACCTTTATAAGCCTGTATTAATACCTTTAACCTCTTATATCACCGCTAAATATATAAGACCATTTAAAAGCCTTGATTTATAAGGGTTTATTGATTGTCTAGCTAGATTGATATTAAAGGGAATGAATGCTTAATTGGGGTCAATTATATCATCATTTTAAGTTATGCACAATTCATCCACATGATTAATTTTTAAGCACAATAACCATGATATTAGTAGGGTTATTAAGATAATAAAAAAGCCCTTGAAAAAGGGCTTAATTATTTGGGGTTGTTTAAACTATGCAATTTCCATTTCATCACCGCAGTGAGTAGGATAACCAAATTTATTAATTGCACCGCTTGAAGCTCTACAGATGAAACCACAATGTTCACATTCTAATTTTAGTAAGCGTGTTGTCTGTTTGGTTCTGCCTTCAAAATTAACTTTAGCATGCGGATATTTTCCAATTTCAGAAACCCATTTATTTATTTTTTTAACTAATTCAGGGCTTTCTGTTGTGGCTGTCATTTTACCTCAAGAGATCGGAAGAGCGTCGTGTAGGGAAAGAGTGTAGATCTCGGTGGTCGCCGGATCATTAAAAAAGAAAAGATATAGATAGGCTGCTGTGTAGCTCTGCATACACATAGTGAGTTGTGAGATATCGATTTCACGTAGGATCTGCATT